TTTATCTTAGTATGAAGCTTGCTGGCGTAGACCCTACGCGTATCCAAATGCTTAAAGGGGAGTATGAGCAACAGTTAGACTTGGCACTCTCAGAAGACAGAGAGAAAGCGAGTAATCGGTTTGTTCCCCGGATTATGCACGTTTAGTTATGTCAGTTAAATACTCGTCAGGGAAGTGGGCACATGGGTTCTGCGATAGATGCGGACAGCGTTATCAGCTTAAAGAACTTAAAAAGCTAACGATTAAAACAAAGATAACAAACATTCTATGTTGTCCGTCTTGTTGGGACCCCGATCAACCACAGTTACTTCTTGGGCTTTACCCTGTGTATGACCCACAGGCGTTGCGTAATCCGCGCCCTGATACAAGTTATTATCAATCGGGCTTAAATACGTTACAATACCCAGAAGACGGAAGTCGTGTATTTCAGTGGGGCTGGGCACCAGTTGGTGGCGCTTCACAGTTTGATGCAGTACTTACACCTAATTACCTTGTTGCCATCGCGTCTGTTGGCACTGTTACAATCACAACTTAGAGAACTACCATGACAGGCAAAATTAAAACAGAACCTACTCCTAAAGTAGCAGGCTATCCACAGACAGGCATTAAAACGTCTGGTGTTAAAACTCGTGGAAACGGCGCTGCAACAAAAGGTAAAACAGCTCGCGGACCGATGGCATAACTATGACGTACGATGAATTGTGTACATCTATTCAAGATTATGTGGAGAATACGTTCTCCACAACGCAGATTGATGTCTTTATTAAAGAGGCTGAACAACGCATATACAATTCAATTCAGCTACCAGACCTGCGTAAAAACGTCACGGGCGTCATTACCGCTAATAATAAGTATCTACAATGTCCTTTAGACTTTTTGTCTGCTTATTCTATTGCTGTTATTGATGCAGATGATAATTACACATACCTTTTAAATAAAGACGTTAACTTCATTCGTGAAGCGTACCCAAATTCTGATAGTACTGGACAACCTAAATACTATGCTATTTTTGGGCCGCGCTCTGATGATGTTAATGAATTGACGTTTATATTAGGGCCTACACCTGACGTGCAATATAATGCAGAGCTTCACTACTTCTACTACCCACCTTCTATTACAAGTGGAGAGTCTGGTGGTAATACATGGTTAGGTGAAAACTTTGACTCTGCGTTGCTGTATGGCTCTATATTAGAAGCATACGTTTTTCTCAAGGGTGACGATTCAATAATGACTCAATACCGTCAAAGATATGAAGAAGCAATGAATTTATTGAACACTCTTGCGACAGGTAAAGATAGGGGAGACGCTTATAGAAATGGTCAAGCTAGGATACCGGTAAGATAATGCAATCAACTAGAAAAGAAGCCTTGTTAGTAGGCGATACCCATTATAATACTGGTAAGCCTTGTAAAAAAGGGCATATTAGTATTAGGCTCACTAATTCTGGAGCGTGTAAAGAATGTGCAAACCATAGGCAAAAAACTGTTAGAAAAAACTCATGTAAAAAACAATTACCTTTATTGAGTGAGATGGTTACGTCTAAAAAAGATGCGCTTTTAAAAGGGGATTCTCAGTACTACACTGGTACTCCTTGTAAACATGGACATATTTCCCCTAGACGGGCTAACACTGGAGAATGCATGGAGTGTAGAAAAACTCATTTACAAGGATGGTATAAAAGTAACCCAGAAAAAATACAAGAGTATTCAATTAAATACGCGGATAAAGCCTCAGAAAGATATTATAAAACTATAGACCATGCTAAAGCAGTTAGAAGTGCCTATAGACGAGCTAATAAAGACTTGGTAAATGCGAAAACAGTAAAATATCAAACAGCTAAGAAAAATCGATTACCTAAGTGGGTCGATGCAAATGAATTGTGGATGATGAAAGAAGCATACGATTTGGCAGATATGAGGTCTAAACTATTTGGTTTTATATGGCACGTTGACCATATAATACCTTTACAAGGTAAAAAAGTATCAGGGCTACATACAATATCTAATTTACAAGTTATCCCTGCTATAATAAATACTAGAAAATCTAACAAGTGGACATCCGCATGATAGTACAAGGCCAAACAACTAGCTTTAAAGAAGAGCTTTATAAAGGCGTGCATAATTTCACTACGGATACGTTTAAAATTGCTTTGTACACAGCTAACGCTACGCTGAATCAAGATACTATTGCGTATACTGCTACAGGTGAGATTTCAGGTGCGGGTTATACGGCTACAGGACAAACGCTTTTAAACCCTGTAGTTAGTTCAGCAAGTGGTGTTGCGTATATTAGCTTTGATAATATCTCGTGGACTTCAGCAAGTTTCACAGTACGTGGCGCGTTGATATATAATAGCTCTAAAGCTAATCGCTCTGTTGCTGTACTGGATTTTGGTAGCGATAAGGTAACAAATTCAACTTTTACAATAACTTTTCCAGCGAACACAAGCACTTCAGCTATTATTCGCTCATCCAACTAGGGGCATACAATGCAATCAGAAAAAATTAATCCTGTTGACGTTAGCGGCGCTGAGATTGCTCGCGCTGGTGATATGCAGGAACAAATCAAAGTTAAAGGTCACTACGATGTTATCTGCGTAGGTTCAGATGGTGCTACTAAATGGGTAGACGCAATTGAAAACTTAGTAGTAACTGTAGGTAAAAATGACTTATTAACGCAGTATTTTAAAGGTACCTCTTGGACTGCTGCTTGGTATATGGGTCTTGTTGATGGTGCATCAGCACCTACTTATGCAGCGGCAGATACGTTAGCCTCTCATGCTGGTTGGACTGAAAGCACAGCATACTCTGGTACTAATCGTATTACTGTTGGGTGGGGGACAGCGTCTGCTGGTTCACTTTCATCTACTTCAACAACATTCAGTATTAATGGTACAGCCACTATTGCCGGCGCTTTAATGTGTCAAACGCAAACACGCGCTACCACAACAGGTGTACTTTATTCAGCAGGTAGTTTTACTGGTGGTAACCGTAGTGTTGTTTCTGGTGACTCGTTGCTTGTCACATTCACCGCATCAGTTTAGGAGATTATCATGGCTGCAAGTTTTAAAGTAGGTCAAGAAGTTAAAGTAGTAAGCCCTGTACCACAAGGTGTTGTTAGCGCACTTAGTGTTAACCAAGAAGGCGACATTCAGTATTTAGTAGCTTGGACTGACGTAAACGATGCATCACAAGAACGCTGGTTCTCAGAAGACGATTTAGTCGAGGTATAGTATGGCTTTAGTAATAGCTGATAGAGTTAGAGAGACAACCACCACAACTGGTACAGGAGCTGTTACATTAGCAGGTGCGGTTACGGGCTGCCAAGCTTTCTCATCAGCTATTGGTAACGGTAATACAACATACTATACAATTGCCGACCAAGGTGGACCTAACTGGGAAGTAGGGCTTGGTACTTATACATCAGCGGGAAATACTCTAGCGCGAACAACGGTGTATTCATCTAGTAACTCAGGTAGTTTAGTTTCGTTCACTGCTGGAGCTAAAGATGTGTTTGTGACGCTTCCATCACAAGTGACGGTACCGATTGCAAGTCCTACATTTACAGGGACAACCACCATTGCAACAGTTAGTGCAATGACGTTAGGTGGTGATTTAACGGGCGGTGATTATTTACTGACTCGGACGATGTATAAAGATACTGGTTGGGTTTACTACAACAGTAGTACCACAGCGGCTTTAAATTTTACTAATGGTTCACAGCAACGCTGGGCACCAACGGCATCAAGTAGTCCTACACTAACAATTTCAAACTGGCCTCCATCGGGTAATTTAGGTGAGCTTTTAATTGAAGGGGTTAACTTGGGTGCAGCAGGTACGATTACATGGCCTACCATTAACTGGATTACCTCTACAGGTGCAACGACAACTACATTTGCGTCTAACGGTGTGACACTGCAAACATCCGGTACAGATTGGTGCTTACTTTGGACTCGCGATGCGGGCACAACCATCTATGGGAAGTTTGTGCGATGAGTATGCTATCGAGGTTTGCAACACTTGGCGGGGCACCAACAGACCCTTACTGGACTAGCGTGTCTTATTTACTTGTAGGGAATGGCGCGAATGGTACGACTACTAATATCAAGGATTCATCTAGTAATAACCTAACAACAAATATTACTAATGCAGTAATTAGCACAGCGCAAAGTAAATTTAACACGGGGTCGTCAGTTTATTTTAATGGGACTACTGCTAAACTTCGGGTCCCTCAAAATAGCTTGTTCAATTTTGGTACTGGTAACTTTACAGTAGAATTTTGGATGTTTATAAGTGCTTACCCAGTTGGGCTAGGAGGGGATGCACAAGGGTATATTGCTTTTAGAGACCAATCAGGGTCAAATTACGGTCTTTTTATAGGCGTTTTATCTACAAATACTAATAAATTATTTGCAACCTCATCAGGAGTAGATATTACAGCAAGTAGTACATACGCAACAGGAAGTTGGATTCATGTTGCATACGTTAGAAATGGGACTACTGCCACAATATACCAAGACGGGGCATCTATAGGCACCGCAACTTTAAGTGCAAACATGACGTCATCTGGAGCGGTTAATATAGGTAGTGGTGAATGGACTAGCGCACCAACACTAATGAATGGGTATCTTTACGACCTTCGTATTACAAAAGGTGTTGCTAGATATACTGCGAATTTTACCCCAGCACCGTTTCCTCCAACAGCTCCAATGCCAACTCAATAGGATAAAACCATGAAAATAGCCATAATTGAAAACAGTCAAATCCTATCTCATGGTGAGCATACAGAGGTGTTTCCTAACGTATCGTTTCCACCAGAAGGTCTTGATTTAATGTGGGCGCAAGAGCGCAATGCGTATCAGATACAGTCTGATAAAACACATTCACAAACAGAAAAACTAACCTTTGTTGAGCCGTATATTGAGGATGGCGTAGTGTTTGACGTGATTGTTGAAGCTAAAACACAAGATGAGCTAGACGCTGAAAAAACACAAAAAGCCAATGAAGTACGCTATAAACGCAATACGCTACTCACACAGTCAGATTGGACACAATTAGCTGATGCACCAGTTGATAATTTAGCGTGGGCAGTTTATAGACAATCGCTGCGTGACATTACCTTGCAAGCAGGGTTCCCTTTTACTGTAGACTTTCCAGTAGCACCGTAAGATTATGTTTGGGTTATTAGCTTTTGCAGAGTACCCGTTTGCACAGCTACCCAATAGCGGCCCACTTATTATTGAAGTTGGTGTTTTAGAAACACTGACGGCTACTGACTTATACCTTGGCACCGATAATCACGGGTATTTAACAGAGTCACTCACTACGTCAGATAGTTATTCTGGTGGTATTAATTACGTTGTTTCAGTATCTGAAACAGTTACTGCATCTGATGTTTATCAGACTCCATTTGATGAAGTAGCTACGTTATTTGGCTTCACTGCTTTTGCACAGGCACCAATTGCTGGGCTTACTATTGTCCCCAGCACCTTTAAAGTAGTTGACCTTCTTGAATCACTTACTGCAAGTGATAGTGTTAGTGCCTTAATTTATTATGGTGCGGTTGTTTCTGAATCAGTAACAGCTTCTGATTCGTATGCAGGCTCTACGCCTATTAACCGAGTGGATGTAGCTGAGACGGTTACTGCATCTTCTACTGTTGACGGTATATCGGGTAATATTGGAAGTATTGAAGAAACAATAACAACAGACGATGTCTTTACTTCTATAGGCACATCACGCGCAGACCAACCAGAAGACTTAACAGCAACCGATAGCAGTGTAGGTGCATTAGCGCAATCAGCCCCAGTGGTAGAAACAGCAACACCTACAGATGAATTTACTAACACCTTTAATCGAGTTGGGTTAATTACAGAATCTGCGCCTGTTACAGTTGTAGTTAGCTCAATTAGCGGTACTCAGCTAACGCTTACAGAAAGCGTGACAGCAACAGATACGTTCGATAATGGTACGCCTTTTGATGTAAATGTTGTTGAATATGGTACGCTTGATGATGTGTATGCGTTCTCGTCTAATACGTATTTAGATATTACTGAAACTGCAACAGCTTCTGACGTTTATACAATAGGCACAGTACCTATTATGGGTTATGTAGTTGAGTCTCTAACTTCAACTGATGCATATAGTGCAGCTGGTAGTACCTATAATGTGACGTTCTCTGAAAGTGTTATATCTGCTGATTTGTATGTAGCGTCTGGGTCTAATTACCATGTAGCAACCTCTGATACATTAATTGCAACAGATGGGTATCTGGTAAATCTATCTTATATTGCCGCATACCAAGAAGCGTTAACAGCAAATGCAGATGTTACTGGAGATGTCACGAAACCTGTAGCGCTTACAGAGACCATTACTTTATCGGATAGCTATGCGGTAGCAGCTTATTTATATGCTTACTTAGATGCACCACTAGTAGGTATCGATGGGTATAGTGCAGCGGGTAGTACGTATAATGTATCTTTATTAGCGCAAGGTGTTGCAGAGGACACTTATTTCCCAAATGGTACATCTAATGTATTTATTACTGAGACGCTCATAGCAACTGAAGGTACCTTTGTAGGTCGCCTGCTTTGGGAACAAATTGATGATACACAAACCGCAAATTGGGGTAATATATCTACCATACAAACTGCTAACTGGGGCACTATAGATACAGCCCAAACCCCTAACTGGGGTTCAATTAACACAACAGGTTAAAAACATGACAACAGCTTATACCACGCTCTTAGGTTTAGCCCTTCCAGTTCAAGGTGAGCTTACTGGTACTTGGGGTACTGAAGTAAATAATAGTATTACACAGCTTCTTGACGATGCGATTGCAGGGACGGCAACAGCTAGTGTTACTTCAGGTG